CTAAAGGATAAGTATTTAGATCTTATCGCTCATATATAGATTTTTCTGAAAAGTTTGTAGTTAAATAATCTAACAAAAACATAAAAGAAGTATCTGCGCTAGATAAATAAGGAATATGTTCTTCTTCTTCATTATGTGACAATGAACGCATTACACCACTTTTGTGAACCTTTACATCCTTTACTGTTTCTCCACCAATATTAAATGTATTTCCATATTTTGATCTCCAAAGTGTTGAATACTGCTCTTCAAGAATTGTTATTAGTTTACTTTTTTCCATCGGCATTGGAACATGAAGTTCATAACTAATAGGATTTGGTATGTCTCTTCTTTGTAGATAGGCATATGTTTTTCCTAATCTATGTAAATAAGTAGATCTAAGTCCAAGATTATGATACTGATTTATTTGATCTTCAAGTGATCCATTATTGTATATTTTTACTTCATCTATTTTGTTTGTAATATAGAAGTCGTCATTCATTAATATAAAGTCTTCAGGTATTTCTTCAGAGGCACAGGCAGCCCTAAGATTATTAAGTGCATTTTGATACTTATGTTGATCTTGTAATACTGAAATATGATTGCCAACATACCAGTCTGGTTTTCCACCAACTACCCAAATTTTTGGATCATTAGTGTTTTTTACAACAGATCTAATTGAGTATCTAAGTTCTTCGTTTTCGCCATCTTTACATATGTATACAAAATTCATACTTAATTATATCAAAACTGATATACTTATGTGAGAAAGGTAAACATGACATCATTAGAAAATAAAATTAAAATATTAGCAGAAGTATACAAAGACTATAGAAATGTTCCAGGAGTAAAAGATTTAAAAATGTATAGCGACATTGCTATGCCACTATGTTGGCTTATCGTTAATGAGTATGCGTCTAAGGATAATGATAAAGGAATTGAACAAATAGAAGATGCTTGGAACAAATTATTAGAGGCTTATCGTACTGCAGACATTGGATTTACTGAATGGGAAGAGATTGACAAACTTGGACCATGTAATCCTGTGATAAATTGGTCTTAATTTTTTTGAAATATTAAAACAACCCTGTCTCCAAAAATTATATTTTTTAATATTTTATAATCTAATGTTTGTATTTTAAAATCTTTTTCAAAACTTAAACTCCAATTTTTTTGATTAAAAATATTTTTTATAAAATCTATACTTAATAGTTTTAAATTTTCAAAAACAAACAGTTTTTCATTTTCATTGTAGTTTATTGTTTCAATTATTATGGTTTTAATTCTTTCAACTGAAGAGATGTACTGCAAAAAGTGCTCCGGATTGTTTAATAAATAAATTAATCCCAGGCAGGACACAACGTCTACATCTAAAAAATATTTTTCAATATCATATTTTTCTATATCTGCTAACACAAAATTAATATTTTTATATTCATTGTTTGCGCTATCTATATATTTTTTATCTATATCAATTCCAATAACACTATTTGCACCATACTTAATAAATTTAGATGTTCCATATCCGTCTAAACATCCTAAGTCTAAAACATTTTTATCAATAAAGAATGTTCTTATTTTATTTTCAAATAAATGCGCCCACCTATTATCAAGATACCTAATGGTATCCATAGAACTATCTTTATTATTTATTTCAACCAATTTACCATTGAATATCTAGTACCATTACTTACGGCATTAACATTATGATGATAGGTAAATCCTGACGGAAAAAGCAGTAATTGGTTTGCCTTTGGTTTAATTGTTACGTCAAACCTTGGAAAAACAATTTCCCCACCATCGTAATTATCATTAAAATAATAGACTAAAGATATTTTTCTAGTATAAAATAATGCATCATCAATATGATCAATAAAATAATTTCCTTCTCCATATTTCATAATTTCATAATCTTCTTTTTGTGACCAAGGAGCCTTGTATGTATGTGTATATTTTTCTATGTAACTTTTAAAATCTCTTTCAAATCTTTCAAACAATCTATCATGATCTTTAATTTCTTGTGAAGGATTTTTATTATCAAAATTTTCATTTTTACGTATGTTTCTTATGTACATAGTATCCATTGCTTTTCTGCCATAGTCTTCAGCAATCTTTTTTTGATCTTTTGCTTGCCAAGACAGTCTTTGATTCATTACCATTTCTTCAACATCTTTTATATATTTTGCACCATCGCCAACATTTTGAAAAGAAATAATTCCAGGTGCATGCTCAGTCCAATTATCACCATCAAAATAGTTTACCATCTTGTCTGTATTAATTACTTCTTGTATGTCATGGGGTAATGCTTTGTTTACCATACTAATCCTTTGTTAGGGCAGGGCACTTTTACATGCCCTGCTTTTAATCAAACTACTTTACAGCCTTTTTAGCAACTTTCTTTTTTGCTGCTTTTTTAACTGGCTTGATATTCTTAAGCGCAACCTCTACATCTTTTGCAACTGCATCAAACTTTCCAAAAGATTTATCCTTTGGATTTGCTGCACGAAGTGCTACTGGAACTAATGCTGCTACAAGTGCTGCCCACATATCTTTAGGATCTGTAATTCCAGCGGTATACAAAGCAATTACGGCTGCAAGAACTGAGCGACCATAACTTGAAAGCATTGCTTTTAGTTGTTCTTTATTCATTTAATCACCTCTTCCATATACTATTATATACCATATTGGTGTATAAAATCTAATAAATATACTTTTTTCGTTTTTTTGAATCTTTTATTATTTTTTTAATTAATATCTTTTTTTTAATATACTGAAAGATCTTCATATTTTCTACTTTTTATTTCTTCTAAAAATTTTAAAGACCATACTTTATGCGTAATAAATCCTGAGTGCCCATCCCTTTTTCTTCTTAAATTAGACATTTTCATTTCATTTGAAGTTAATCTATTTATAGAGTCTCTATACGATTTATCATCAATTTCGATAAAATTATCCAAAGTTGCTTTTTGATAATACTCTGGATCACCTCCCCAACAAGTCCAAATCAATTCAATATTTTGTACTTTACAAAATTCAATAAAAAGCCTCCAGGATACAATTAAATCAATTAAATTTCTTTGATGACTTACTACGTCTAAGTCCCACTTTTGTTCATATCTCCAATAATTTTCTTGTTCATACCAGTTAAAATTTCTATTATTATCTGGAAGAAGAATAAATAAATAATTTGGAGCCCCATATTTTTTAATGTATATCATTGTATTTGTTATTATTTTTTGCCATCCAAATCCAGATTTAGCAATATTAAAATAACCACTCATCTTATTTGTTTTTTCTAATTCTTTGTATGTCATATAAGCCCAACAAGCATCTAAATTTCCACCAACACCTTCAGTTTCTGAACATCCAGCAAATAGTACATGAGTATCTTTGTGTTCTTTTATAAAATTATCACATCTAAAATATTCATCGTTATACAAATATTCTACTGTTCCATCATCTTCACCATTATTTGTTTCAGGTGGTATAAAAGAAAACTTTTTCTCTTCTACTCCATGATGCCAAGTTTTATCAAATTTTTCAAAAAATACATCTAAAACCGCAGATGATTTTGTAAATATATCATCGCTATGAGCAGGCTTTACATTAAATAAAAGTTTTTCAGTTTTAAGTGACACTTTAATTATCCTTTCTAAGGTATATATCGTAAAATCCTAAATTATGAAGTGCAATAGCATCAACTGACCAATTTTTATTTTTGTCAAGGAACTCATTTACCGTTTGAAAAGTTCCATATGGCACATCTTCAATTATACCATCATAGATAAGGTAATCATTAAGGCCAATTATACCTTTAGTTGAAATTAATTTAGAAGAAGCCTCTAAAACATTTTTAGTTATTTCTCTATCATTTGAAATATCTATATAAATATAGTCATATTCAGTGGTTAAAATTGGCAGGATGTCCTTTGCATCCCCTTTTAAAATTGAAACATTGTTATAAATGGAAAACTTTTCAGTAATAAATTTTTCATGTGTCTCTGGAGTATAGTCTAATGTGTGTTTTGTGCTACATTGACATTCTCCAAATTTTCTCCATGACCAACATTTAAGATCTTGGTTATACCAATCAAGCAAGTGTATTGATTTTAAATTTTTTTGTGATGCTACCAATTCTGAATAATATCCCCAGGCGACTCCAACCTCCATATACCTTAAATTTTCTGGTAAAGACTTAACATATTCTTCACGAGATGAAAACAATTTGGCATTGTTTAATTGTTGTTGAGATATTTTTTGACTATCTTCTATTTCATCATTTTTAATATTTAAAAAATGAGAGTTACTTGGTTTCTTTGCCATGTTCACTTTCTACAAGAACCTTAAGTTTTTCTAAAATAAACTTTAATTTTGCATCTGAATATAAGTCTGCCAACTTTGGTTGTTCAATTTGTTGTTCACAATACAAAATAATATCATTAATAGAAGTTATTGAGGTTTCAATATAGTTAAAGGCCACTTCTCTAGAATCTGATAAAAATTTTATAAAATGCTCTTGCGTTTCATCTGTTTCATTTTTAATCAAATCTAATTGATCCTTTAATGTTTCAGAAAAAGCCTTTAATATTCTTTGATCAAGAACAAGTTGTTTTAATAATGTTTTTAATGTATACACTTTGTAGGACAAGGAAACAATAACGCACATGCTTAAAAATAATCCAGTAAACGTAATTAAATTAAAGAACTGCATCTAATAACTCATTTCTTTGTGCGTGTGTTGGCCAATAGTAATTGCATTTATCACAACATGGTTTATTGTATGGACTACTAACTGCATACTGATAGTCAATATAAAAAATAGGATCTTTTTTGTATAGATTAGCCTTATGGGTTGTTGTAATACGCATTACTTTATTGTCATTAAGCCAGAACATTGGTGGGGTCTTTCCCCATCTACCCGAACATTTTTCTTTAAGATCATTAAGGTTGTTCTCATTGTTTATTGTCTTAATCCCACGAACCTTAGCCTCTTCTATCATGTGCTGTATATAAGACCACAGACCAGCCTCATAGCCCTTCCACATAAGCACTGCAGGGTGATTACGCCATGCCCCAGACGGTGACTCTCCTGACAACACCTTGAGTATTTGATACCCCTCAAGGATTTGTTTATTAAGTCTCTTATTATCTAAGGATTTTGCGGTATATGAAATATTACTAGATGGAAGAAATGTTTGCATTAAACAACCTTAAGGGTATTGCAACGAGTACAGCCAACATATGTATTACCAGTAAATGGACATGCTCCAGCATCTACAAGAACATGACCTTTAAATTTACATACAATTTTTTTGATAATCATAATCCTAATTCTTTTCTTTTTTGTGTAGCAGAGATTGCTTCTATATCTTTATCTAAACCAACCTGCTCAATCTTATATCCAACATCACGTCCATACACTATGTTTGTTATGTTAGGCATTTTGATTACAAATGGAAAGTTTAAACTGGCATCTTTCCTAATATATCCATTAACTTCTTCATAAGAGAGCGGATCTTTTTCGCTAGTCCCTTGAGTATCCCTAACACCAAGCACCACCTGTTCTGTTCTTTTCTTTGCTTCAAAGTATAATGCATGATGACCCTCATGCCAAGGCTGGTAACGACCTAGCATTAGCGTTGTAGGGGCTTTCCAGTCTGGTAAATTATACTTATCTATAATATATTGTACCCTATCATCTGATTCTATTGTACTGTCAAAAGACTCATCATAAAGAATGGGATCTTCCCAAAGTTTATTTGTGTCTTCAAACCTTCCTTCTTTAATTCTATCCATCCAAATTAAAATATTTGGTTTGCCAAAAGCATCTCTTGTTTTTTCGGTAGGGCAAATGAAATCTACAACTACAACCTGACCTTGTTCTGATAGCATTCTTGCAATAGCACCAAGTCTACGAGCATTCTCTACTCTATCTTCTATAGAAAATCCTAAATCAGAGTTAATTGTTGACCTAACATAATCAGCATTAACATGAATAGCATTAATTCTAGAGGATAGTTTTGTTGCCAAAGTGGTTTTACCAGATCCAGGAATACCAATTATTTGTATAATCATTTTCCACCCGTCCTAACTAACATAACTATAGCCCCATTTTCTTCTAAGGCTTTTTTAACCCTTACCATATATTCTACAGCAAGCCTCTTATCTCTGTCAAATAACTTCATAAAACTTGCTTCATCTGCTCTTACTGTAATAAAATGCTCATTATCAATAATATCTACGCCAAATCCTTTTGGTGGAGCAATAGACCTAACGGCTCGTTTCATTGCCTCTGTATACACTATTCTATTCTACCAGACTTGGGTAATCTGTGCAAATTCCATAAACATTATTATATTTATAATCTAA